CCGTGAGACTCTGGAAAATGGTATCGAAGTGCTGCGGATTGATGGTATGCGTGTTGTCCGTCTGGATTGCATGATTAATACTGAGTCCCAGTTTACCTAATGGAAGGAGGATATGAACCATGATTTATGATGCTGGTAACTTATTCCTTGAAAACAAAGCGGCTTCTACCTATGGCACTACGCCTGCCGCTTCTGACAATGTAGTAGCAAACACCGGCGGCGGCAATGCTTATGAAGCTCCGTGGCTGGTCGTATTGGTGACCGAAGCAGCTACTGCTGGCGGCAATCTGACCATCGACCTGGAAACCTGTGATGCTGAAGGCTTTGGCTCCGGCGTGGTTACGCTTGGCAGCTGGACCGTTGCTTCCGGTTCCATCGGCGAAGTTGTTGCGGCCCGTGTTCCGGTAGGCGCTCTGAAATTCTTCCGCCTGCTGCTGACCGGTTCCGCTTCCATCACCGGCGACGCAAAGATCACTGCTGCGTTAGTTTTGGACGCTGACATTAAATGATTTTAGTTTAACCATAAGGGGCGGGGAATTCTCCGTCCCTTTTTTCAAAAGTGAGGTAAGAACATGAATGTTACCGACATCTGTAACCTGGCTCTTAACCACATTGGCCGGGAACACATAGCCAGCCTTGACGAGGACACCGAACCGGCAAGGACTTGTAAGATGCACTATGACTTGCAGAGGAAAGTACTGCTGCGGGCGTACACTTGGAGTTTTGCCAAAAAGTACATAAAGCTGTCAGAGATTGACACAAAGACGCCGGGATGGAGACACACCTACGCATACCCTAATGATTGCGTAATGGCACGGAAGATTTACGCAGAAGATAACACATGGCTGTACCTGGAGAAGAATTTTCCCGGCAACATGGACCAGATTTTATTAAACGACAACACCAAGGCGATTGTGTGTAACCACGCAGACGCTTGTTTAGAATACACATACGATGTGAAAGATGCGGATCTGTTTACGGCAGATTTCTCCCAAGCATTAAGCTATTACCTGGCGGCTGCCATCTGTGTACCGCTGACCGGAAGTGAAAGTTTGGCACAGGCCATGGCAGCGCAGGGAGCTGGCATTCTGCAAGAGGCTAAATTCACGATGATGGGCGAGAGGAATAGAGTGCCGGATTACCCAAGCAAATACTTTAAAGCGAGGTGGTGAACATGGCTGACGGAAGAATCTATGTATTGCAGCCGTCGTTTGCATCCGGTGAGATTAGTCCGGACGTTGCCAGCCGTGTTGACCTTGGCAAGTATCAGAATGCATTGCTCCAGGCAGAGAACGTGTTTATCCGTCCGTATGGGAGTGCGTATCGCAGACCGGGAACAATGGCTTTGGCTGACATTGGCACAGACAGTGTACGTTTGCAGGAGTTTGCAGCACCGGCGGGGAGCAATGGTTTTCTGTTGGTATTCCAATCGTTGTCTGTGAAGATATACCAAGGCGGTAGTTTGAAAACCACGCTGGTTACACCATACATCTGGAGTGACTTGCCGAAACTGCGGTTTGCCCAATCGGCTGACACTATGTTTATCGCAAGCGGTACACATCCGGTACAAGTGCTGAAAAGATTAACTGATACCAGCTGGACGATTACAGACTTTGTTCCTTCTCCCGGATATTTTGATCCCACAACCATGACGGACGGGGTTACGGTGACGCCAAGCGCCACTACCGGAACAGTGACACTGACGGCCTCTTCTGCTGTGTTTTCATCCGGGCAAGTGGGGAATTGGATAGAGTTAGACCAGAGCGTTGATTCCAAAACCGAAACACTGACACAGGGAGCAGGCACGGGCGAATCCAATTCTGTGCTGTGCGGAGCGGAAGGTTGGAAAGTCATTACCCACGGCACATGGAGTGGCACAGTAAACGTGGAGTATAGCAGCGATAACGTCAATTGGAAAGTGTTACGGACATACACGGCAAGCAGTGACTTTAACGCTTCAGAGAGCGGGACGTTTGACGAGCTGACCTATGTAAGGGTAAGCGCTGACATTACCGGCGGCACAGTGACGGCAGACATCAGCAATTATCCTTTTACCAACAGAGGCACAGCAAGAATAACGGCCTACACGGACAGCACCCACGTTACGGCAACGGTAAAAGATAAGTTTATCAGCACGTCTGCTGCGGACGAGTGGGCGTTCGGTTCGTGGAGTGCAGCATACGGGTATCCGTCCTGCGTGACGTTCTTCCAGGACAGATTGTGCTTCGCTGCCAATGACCGAAAACCGTACATGGTATGGATGAGCCGGACGGGAGACTATTATAACTTTGGCACGGAACGTGTGGATGGAACATTGACGGATGACTCTGCCGTGGCTGTTTCGTTTATTACCCGCCGTGATTTCCGCATCCTGCATTTGATGGCCCATTCTGATTTGCTGGTTATGACCGAGGGCAACGAGTGGATCATCAACGGCAGTGAAGTAGTTACACCTACCAACGTAACGCCAAGAGTACAAACGAGCCGTGGCACAACAAACGTAGCACCGACCATGATAGGCGGGCAGATAATCTATGTGCAGAAGCATGGCAAGACCGTCCGTGATATGCAGTACAACTTTGGGACGGACAGTTATGATGGCATGGACCTTTCCATATTGGCAAAACACATTACCGAGAACGCAACCATCATTGACTCTGCGTACAAGCAGGAACCGGACTACATGATGTTTTTTGTGTTGGATGACGGGACGTGCGCCTGCCTGACTTATGTGAAAGAGCAGAACGTCTATGCATGGAGCAAAATAAAGACGCAAGGAGCAATTAGTGGCGTGGAGACAGTGGAAACTGTCGACGGCGCAGACGTGTACCTTACTGTTTTCCGTTATGACAGCAAAGGAAACTTAACTCAATTCCTGGAAGTGCTGACATGGACCATGCGAAGTGAATATCCGGAAGATTACGCCATGGTGGATTGCGCGTTTGTTGCGGATAATTGGGACACGCCAAGTACAGTAATACATATCCCGCCGCTGGCAAACTACACCATTGACGTGCTGGCTGACGGGCGAGGCATAAAGGGAATCAAACTTGACGAGAACGGTGACGCGGAGCTGGACGTCCCGGCATACTATGTAATTGCTGGACTCCGGTATGAGAGCGTATTTGAGCTGCCGAATATCGAATTGCAATTGCAGGACGGCACATTGCAAGGCCGGCGCAAAAAGGTGGCGGAAGTCATCCTGCGCCTTGACAATTCCCTTGGCGGGCGTGTGGGCATTACCACAGCCAAGACAGACGTTATAAAATATGACGAATTAGAGAACCAGGAAGTAACACTGTACTCCGGTGAAAAGATTGTCACAGTGCCTAACGTAGCCGTTGGCGGATTCAATGACAAAGGCCGTATCGTGGTAGTCAGTGACGATCCGTATCCGTTGAGTATCTCCAGCATTGTCAGGGCGGTGGTGCCTGGTGGTTAAGATAAAGCGTGTAAGGATAGCGTCCTATGACCTTATCACGGAGCTGTTAGCTGATATCCGCAAACCGGATTTAAAGGAATTATACATGAGTTCTGTGGATCCGTTTTCGGCTGTGTTTGATTCCATAGAGAACAGTGAGCTGTGTTATTCCGTAAGAGATGCAGAGAAACATCTGCTGGCTATCTTTGGGTTAGGCTCTGTGCAGATTGACATAGACGGCACCAAGGCAACGCCGATATGGTTCTTGGGAACAAACAGAGCATACCAGCATAACCGGGCAATGGTTTATTACGGGAAGCAATTCAGCAACGAGTTTATTAAAAAGGCTGGCGGGCCTTTATGTAATTTTATATGGGCGGGCAATGAACCGGCCATACGATATATTCAGCACCTGGGGGCAACACTTTTGGATGTTGTTCCCATGGGGCGCAACGGCGAAATGTTTGTACCATTCATTTTGAAAGAGGTGAGGTAAATGTGCAGTTTAGCTTTGGCATTGACGGGCATAACAACGGGATTGTCCGCATATGGACAATACCAACAGAGCAGAGCGCAGGCTGCGGCCTATGAAGCGCAGGCAGAAGCGGCTTATCAAAACGCAAAGATACAGAACAAAAAGAGTGAGCTGCTGGCTGACCAGTACGCACAGAAACAGCGGGAGCTGGATGACCGGCGCAGATTGGTGACCGGCCAGCAGATAGCGGCTGCCGGCGCCAGCGGTATTTCGTCCAATGTGGGCAGCCCGTTGGATGTGTACACAGCCAGCATGGACGCATGGGGGCAGGACACAGTTAACCTGCTGACCAATCAGCGGAATGACCAGTGGAGTAATTACGTCAACGAAGTGAATTACCGGAACCAGGGCAACGCTGCCATGGCAAATGCAAAGGCGGCGAAGCAGGCTGGTACCATTGGCGCAATCGGCACACTGTTGGGCGGTGCTGCTTCCATGTATGGGATGAAAGGCGGAAGCTCTGCGGCGAGTGCCGAGCCTACGGCATATTACTCCGGCCCAGGCGTAGGATCTGCCGGATATCTTACCGGGAATGCTGCCATTAATGCAGGCAAGAAAGCATTTGGAAGCACGTTAAAGATGGGCAGCAGAATGCCTGCGTGGACCAATAGTTATAACTATTACGGGGTATAGATTATGAAACTATCTGTATATGATCCGCAAGTAAAACTGAACAACATCAATGGCGAGGTAAAAGCCTATGACACCGGGCAAGCTGGAGCTATGCAGGCACGGGCGCTGCAAGGATTGGCTGGTGTTGCTGCAAGATTTGCCGAAGAGAGGCAGACTACAGACGTTACGGCCGCCCAAACAGAGTATGCAAAGCGCATCAGTGATATGCTCTACAACGAGGAAAGCGGGTTAATGAATCGCCAGCTGAAAGCAGCTGACGGTGTTTCTCTTGCTTATCAAGACGGCGAGAAGAAAATTCGTCAGGACATAATGAAACAGTATAGGCTGGCAGGAAAAGGCCTTCAGGCGTTTAACGCAATGTGTGACCGGGATGCTGCCGGACACTGGGGAAGAATCAATCAGTACGAATTTAACGAAGGGCAAAAGAACAAGAAGATTGTTACGGATAATGCCTTGGTGCAGATCGGGAACGAAGCGCAGGCTCTTTATAATGACGTTTCTATGATGAATGATGCGCTGGGGAAAATGAAGGCCACCATTGACGCGAACTACTTCAACATGGGGAAAGACTATTGCGATGCGTACTTCCGGCAATCCGCTGCCAATCTTGTGGCAAACAGCTTAAATGTTGCGATACGCAAAAACGATATGCCAGTAGCTGAAACTATCATGGCGAAGTTTGGACAGTACGTCCCGCCTGATCAGTTGAGTACCTATGCAAAAGTTGTGCAGGAATACATAAAAGAAAATCAGCAGATTGCAAACACGGAACGCTTGTACCAGACGTATGGTAACGACATCAGGGGTGCCTTTGAGGCAATAGACAGAGAAGCAAAAGTTGAAATCCCGGCGTCAGGTTCTATTGCGGAGCAGGCCATGGCAGCCGCAAAATATGTGGAAGAAAGGACAGGGATACCTGCTGCGCTGGTGTATGGTCAGTGGGTCCATGAATCGTCAGCAAATGGATCTCCGTTTAACAGCCGTCTTGCCCGCGAGAATATGAATTTTGGAGGACTAACGCAGACAACTCCTAACGGTGAGGACAACAAACAACCGGACGGCGGGAACTACTACAAAAAATACAACAGCATAAAAGAATATGCTGATGACTATGTGGACAGTTTTATTAAATATTACAAGTTTGATCCCAAGGACATTAAGACTCCACAGGACCTTGCAAGGTTGTTGAAACAAAACGGTTACTACACAGACAGTGAAGCAAGGTATGCTTCCGGCATTGCGAGTGGTATGCGCGGCTATAATCCTGCAGCCATAAGAAGTGACAATGTTTCCGTGCAGAAACAAAAAGATGATTATTTAAAATATTACAACCGGGAGAAAAAGATTGC